AATTGCCTTTGTAAGTTTCTGCTGCTCTGTTTTATCCTCTGATGCAGCCTTTGTCATGTCAAAGAGAGCATCAGCAGCAAAGGCAGCAGCGCCAGCAATAGGCACAATCTTTGCAGCAGTTTTCAGCGCAGTACCGCCAAAGGCGGAAACATCAATGCCTGCTGCGCCTAGCGTCTTGCTAAGGCCCGCAGTATCTCCAATGATGGAGACAATAAGCGAAACACCTTTACCCACGTATCAAGCCCTTCTGCGCCTTGCTGCACGATTGGCTTTCACTTGACGGTCATGGTAGGCGCCCAATTCCGCAACAGTTAGTTGCGCTGCCTCTCTAGGCGGTAAGCCACTTACACTTGCAGCGCCAACTATAACCGCTGCACGCTTTTCATTCTGCTCTGCACGTTCCTTGGAAACCTCACCAATAACACTCAGTTTCCAAGAGCACACTTCCGCAAACGTCAACGCAGGATTAGCACGCCTTGCAATGCACCATGCCATTGCAAACAGCAGTTTCATTCGCTTGCTTGACTGCTTGCCTGAAAGCACATAACCCAATCTTTCAGGCGCAACATCAACCATTTCTGCCATATCCAACACTTCAAGCAACGTCAAGTTTGTTGCATCAAAAGTGTTCAAATCCAGCAGTGCGGTTTTCTGATTTACCGGGTGTGCTGCTGCAATTGCTGAAAGGTCAACTACATCTTCATTTTGTGTTGAACCCTGCGTTTCTTCCGAATTCATCAATTGCATCTGCGTAGATTGCCTCTGTTCGCTCTGCATTTCTCTCAAAGGCTTGACTGATTGCTAACGTAGGTTCAATGTTATGCGCTGACCAGCCCCATTCCTGCACGCCCGCGTAAGGTACTTCATTGATGAATTTTGCTTCTGTCGCCATGCTATCTGTCTGCCAACCTGACACAAGAGTACCTGTATCTTTGCGGGTTGCAGATAACACATCAGGCAAAAGCATGTCTGCCTCTGCCTGATGCGCTTTTGACAAATCTTCAATATTGTTCGCTACTTTGTCAAAAGCGCGCTTTGCCTCTGGCACGCCTTCAACGGTAAGTTTAGCGACCATTTACGGTGCGATATCAAGCACAGGCTTTGCAAGGAAAGGCAGCGTAACTTCAAATTCGGCAAACGTGCCAACCTCGCCACCATAGGCAACAGGCACAAGTTTCACTTGACCCGTAACAGCAGGCGTATCAGGACCCGCTGCTGCTGTCTGCCCATGCGCATTTAGCACGATATCAGCAGTTGCACCTGCATTGTCCCACATAAAGCGAGCAAGGCCAGTTGACGAATAATCCTGACCCGCGCGCATGACAAGCGCATAACTTTCAGGTTCACTATTACTAGCAACATTACCGTCAAGGGTAGGATACTCTACAGTATCGCCCGCTGAAACTTCAACATGCACATCAGCAGCATCGCCTTGAAATGGTGCAGATGTACCGGGTGGCGTAACTGTCAAAGTAAACAGTGCGGTTTTCATGAACAGGATAGTTGCCACTTCAAACCTCTTGTGTAGTTTCAACTATGCCACGGCATGCAAAGTACCGCGTGCCACCCATTTCAGTAATTGCGGGCCTGCGCCATGTAGGATGCGACCAACCTTGTAAGCCACTTACCGCATCATTGCAGACTTTTACAAGCGCTTCTAATTCATCAAATGTGGCGATGCTATCAGCCTTGCCTGCAACTACCCAAATTTCCCAACGTTGGGTTCGCCTGCCATTTGCAAGCCCGCTTGCATCTACCCAAGGTTCAGCAGGATAAATGCGCGCACAAGGCGCGGTAAATTGACCAATGCCAAAGAAGGCATTTACGCCTGCTGCTTCAATCGCAGCAAGCAAAAACTGCCTACTGTCTTTTAGTGTCATCCAATGCCAGGAATTGCATAACGCATAATTAGAGGCTTGACGCCATCAAGATAGTCTTTCGCTACCTTGATGGCGTTGCCTTCCAAATCAGCATAACCAGTCAAACCGAACGTTGCTTCTCTGCGCTTGTAGGCTTCTGCGCCACCAATCATCAAAGCAACATTCAATTCATCTTCTGCCATTGACGGGCTTGCAATTACTGCACCGTTCAGTTTCACAGTCAAGCCAGCAATAAGCGCTAGTGCAACTGCATCTGCCCATTCAATATCTTCCGCAGTTGGTTGCTTATTCCCAACAAACGTTAGAATTTGAACACCCGTCAATGAAGGCATTAGGACCCTGCCATACCCGAATTGCGTTCAGTCTCAGAATGCGCGGAAGGGTCATCAGGATGCTGCGCAGTTTCAAGCGCAACATCATCAGGTGGCACGCCTTCCTTTGTAACATCGTATCCAAGGTCAGCCTTTGTCAGAGTCTGCTTTCCAACATCGCTAGATGTAGGATGCTCGCTCTGTGCCTCATCCTCAATTTCCTGCGAGACTGCAATTTCATCAGACTCGTCAGGAATGCTATCCTCAGACTTCTTTGTCATTTCGCACCTTCCTGAATGTAAGTAACTTACCTAAACGTTGGTATAGGTGTACCGTCGCACGCCCTTCGGTTCAAGCACCGCAAAGGCGAAATACTGCCAGATAGCAAAGACAATAGACTGCGGGCCTTCACGCTCAATAAGGCGCAGGTCAAGCACCGCGCTTTTCCACTGGCGCGCATCATTCTTACGCGCGACAACCTCATTGGTAGGTGCAAGCAACGCCCATGCAGGCGTAACAGGAACACCGCCAATTGTTGCAGCCTGAAAGCCCGGTCCGCCACTCTGCTGCCCAAGGGCATTCTGCGGCGAAATGTAAGAGAGCAGCGGGCGTCCACTGGCGTCAACTGCGCCCACAAGATTGCCCCAATCAGTAGCGTTCACAAAAACGCCTTCTGCGGGAAGCATGCGAGCACCGGCGCCACCCGCTGCGGCACCTGCGTAATACTGGCCTAGAATACCGGCAATGCCTGCGTGCAGGTCATTACCGGCACCGCCAACACCTGCGGTGTCAGCAATCGCGCCACTAGTAGGCAGCGCTTCAAGCACAAGCGCAATTTCACGTTCGGTATCGCGCATCAGCAATTCACGCAGTTGATTGCCGATAATCACATCAGTACCGGGCGAGGCACCGTCAACCGCCTGACGCGAAACAATCGTTTCACCGCCAATGGTTTTAGGCGTAAGTGCAAGCGGACCGGTAGTAATATCGACATTAGGCAGCGCTGCATTCTCAGCAGTCTGCACATCTGTATCACCGGTCACTGCGCCAAAGGTTGGCACCGCAATAGGGTTAGGCGCGGTGATTGGAGTGACCGCAAAGAATGCGGAAAGCGGACCGGTATATGCAATGTCAGGCACATACAGGTCAGGGTAATTTTGCACAGGATAAGCAGAGGCAATATCGCTGCTGTCAACAGCGCGGTTCATCTGCTGCGCGATATCAAGCACAAGCGTCTTGTGCCTGTTCATGCGCTCAGATGCAGCAGCATCGCGGTTCGCTGTCATCAGGTCAGCGAAATAAGAGAAACTAGTATGCGGGCCATAAACGCTTTCAGCGCGGGTAACAACAGCAGGCGAACCTGCTGCACGCGCGGGAAGCGACTTGCGCTCAGCATCGCGCCTTTGCTCATCAGCACGCGCATCAACAATAAGCGCATCAACGTTTGTAAGGCGCGCATTCAGCGTTTCAACATCGCGCGTTTCCGCATCATCAAGCGCGCGGTTATCTGCCTCTGCGATTGCGCGCAGTGCAGTAATCTGACCATTGATAGTGTCGCGTCGCTCAGTAAGCGCAGCAACCGTAAGGTTAGGCATTGTGCCTCTTTCTGTGGCGCGTGCCACGCTTCTAAGTGCAACGCGCGCCTGCTTATATGCAGGCGCATAACTGCCAGCAATTGCAGCGAGCCTAACGCCCGCGTAATGCTCAGTAACATCAGCCTTGCGGCGATGCTTACCGGGCACAAATTCAACACTTACACCGTTGATACCTGCAAGCACCTGACTGCGGGCCTGTGGCGTTTCAGGAACGTCAAGGTAATCACCGGTAAACCAAAGCCCGTCAGAGCGCTCTTGTAAGTTAGTTACAACGCCAACAGGCACACCGCCATCAATACCGTGCCTGTTCAGATAGGCAACCCTTTCACCGCTGTTGATTTGTCGCGCCTGCTCTGCAAACGCACCCATGATGAAACGTTCACGCCCGTAAGCAACGTCAATGGTCACACCGTAAGGCAATGCCATGCCTTCAAACTTACCGGGTGTGCCGTCGACGTTACGAACCTGAATGCTGCCTAGCGATGTTCGCTGAATGTCAGTCACTTACAAACCCTCTGCAATCGCTCACAAGCGCCTAGAAAGGCCCGTCAAGGCCCCGAAACGCAGAAGCGGTATCAGATGC